AGAAGCAACCGAAACCGCAGTCGAGGCAACCATCCCTACTGCACCAGTATTTGCACAAGCAAAGCGCGAGTTCCGCATGCCATCAGCAGGCGAGTACTTGGCCGCCTACCACATCGGTGGCGACACGTTTGCAAAAGTAAACGCAGCATTTGTTGAATCACAAAAATCAAAGCGCAGCGTTCTTGAAGCAGCCGCAGGCGATATCGCAACAACCGACACACCTGGTCTCTTGCCAATCCCAGTACTTGGCCCAGTCTTCCAAGACATCAACTACATTCGACCATTCATTTCTGCGATCGGCGCACGCGCTTATCCAGACGGTGGAACATCAAAAACTTTCATTCGTCCAACGATCACGACACACACCGAAGTAGCAGAACAAACAGGTGGGCTTGAGTTCGGTGCAGCAGCAGCTCGCACAATGGTCATTGCAGCAAACTCGGTTGCAAAGAAAACTTTTGCAGGCCAAGTATCGCTTTCCGTACAGGACATCGACTTCACTTCGCCGGCAGCAATGCAGCAGGTGTTGCAAGACCTCATGGGACAATTCATGATCGTCACGGACAATTTCGCTGTAGATGCACAAGTAACTGCATCAACAACAATTGGACAATGGGACGGCACAGCAGAAGACCTGATTTTGTTCTTGTACGGCGCTGCACGCGACATCAGCAACGGAACCAACTTGTTCCCAACCCACATCCTGATGGGCGCAGACGCATGGGCGAAACTGGGCTCCACCGTGGATGCAGACAAGCGTCCTTTGTTCCCAATGGTTGGAACCCCGGGCCTTGGCGGATACAACACGCTTGGCGCGGGCAACGTCACCAACTGGTCAACCACGAACCCACTCGGTTTGCAGATCATTGTGGACAGCAACGTGGCAGCAAAGACCATGGTCGTGTTCCATGCACCAGCATCCGAGTACTACGAACAAATTCGTGGGCTCATGTCAGTTGAAAACCCTGGAACTTTGTCAAGGACGTTCTCGTACTACGGTTACAGTTCATTCTTCCAAGCGAAAGCAACACTCGCTCAAAAAATTACCTACGCCTAGTCGAAAGCGGAGCATCCGCTCATGGCTACATACACAGTTACAAACAAGTACCTGCTTGATGACTTCGCCGTACTGCAACTCCTGACCCCCAGCGAGATTGCAGTCGGCCAGTCAATTACGGTCGCAGGCGTTGACGCCACATTTAACGGCACTTACTCTGTGCGCGCATTGCCACAGTATTTGTTTATTGGCGTTGATACCGAAGGCGATTTGCTTTACGACTACCAGATGCCAATTGCCGATCAGGTGCTCTACGCCAAGGTTGCAAACAATGTCGAGCGCACCGCAGCCACCGGCACAATTACTTATGACCCTGTGTGCACATGGGTGTCAACGAGCCAAGTTATGTCGTACCTTGGCATTACGATTGCAAACCCGTCAGATGATTTTACGTTGCTTACGCAGTCCGTGTCGGCTGGCAACCAGTTTGCATATCGCAGGCGTCAGGAATCGGGCTATATTGACTCCCTAACGACTTCTCCTGGCGGAGATGCAACATTAGGCACTTTGATGTATTGCGCCGCTCTGTGGCGCTCTAGGGGCTCAATAGAGGCAACGTACGCCACGTTTGACGGCATGGGTTCGGCACCACAGCAAAGCCTGACCCCGATCGTCAAGCAGCTGCTCGGCATCCCACGTCCAGCGGTTGCCTGATGTCGTACACCGACCTGTTTAACGAAGCGATTGATGACGTCACAGCAACGCTTACCGCGGTAACTGGACTCCGTGTTGTAAACGATGCAACCAAACTTGTCAGCAACTCGGTTTATTTGGATGCGCCAAACTTCACGACCATCGCAGGCAACGGCAACGTGGTGCGCCTTGAGTTTCCTGTCAAAGTGATCGGCTCGGGCCCAGCAGGTCTGCCGGTACTGCGTCAGATTCTTAGCATTGTTGCAACCGTGCTTGGCTCAAAGATCATCGTGATGGGTGGCCGTCCGTCAAGCCTTGAGATTGGTGGCGCGTTGTATCCGTGCTATGACCTTGATTGCGCTATCCAAGCCCAGACTTCGTAATCCACAACTAAGCAACACAAATCATCTACTATCAGAACATAACCTAAGGAGCATTTATGGCCAGTAGCACTTACCTCTCGAACCCAGTCCTCACAATTAACAGCGTTGATCTAACCGACATGTGCAGCGCAGCAACATTGACTTATCTGGTTGAAGCGCTTGAAGACACCGCGTTCGGCACCAACTCACGCAGTTACACCGCAGGCCTTGTCAACAACGAAGTGACCTTGACGATGTATGCGTCATTTGCAGCGACCGAAACCTACGCAACCTTGTTTCCATTGGTTGGCACTAAGACGAACATCACTTTGACCCCAGCGTCAGGTGCAGAGTCAGCAACGAACCCAAAGTTCATTTTGACTGGTTGCTACCTTGAGTCGTTGCCAGTTATCAACGCATCACTTGGCGAGTTGTCAACCTATGACCTCACGTTTATGGGTGGCGCGCTGACATTGGATACCACGAACCCGTAATCAACGGCTCCAAGCCGACATAGGAGAAACATGAAGATCAAGTTGCAGTTAAAGCGCACGCCCGACAGCGCACCCGAGTACTACTACACAAACCTGTTTGTGGTTACTGAATGGGAACGCCTCGAGCGACGCAACATTCAACAGCTCTCCGCAAACCCGTTGTATTCGGATTACGCCTGCTGGATGCACACGATCTTGAAAATCAAAGGCGAACAAGTTGGTGACAACTGGCGCGAATGGTTAAGCAAAAACCCTGACATCGACATTCTGCCGGTACTGGACGAGACAGACCCAAACCCTACGGACGCGGCACCTACCGCCGCCAACTAGCAGAGATTTTGGTCGCGGTCGGTTGGTGGCCTAGCGACATTGTGTTTGACGCTCGAGATATGGCAACGGTCATTAAAGTGCTTAACGAGGCAAACAAAAAAAGGAAATAACGTGGCGGAAGTATCGGCAAAGATTGAGGTCGTAGGGCTTAAGGATGCCTTGAAGACCCTCAACAAAATTGACAAATCTCTGCGCCGAGAAATTACCAAGGACTACAAGAAGATCGTCCAGCCTGTTATTGACGATGCGAACAAACTTGTGCCTACTGGCGTTCCGTTGTCTGGTATGGCGCGCAATTGGCAAACCCGATCAGGGTTCCAGATCTTGCCGTGGATACCTGGCATGAAGCAGAAGATCGCTGCAAAGATCAATACTCGAGCGATCAAGGAATACAGCGGAAACAAAACCAATGTCGGCACGTTCGCCATTCAATGGAAAGGCGCTACTGGCACAATGTTTGACACGTCCATGTCTGGCTCATTAGGGCGGGCGCTAACTGCACGCTATGGCAGTCGTTCGCGAGTAATGTGGAAAGCGTACGAGCAACGCCAAAATGATGTCATGTCCGAGATGGAACAACTGGTTAAGCGCGTCATGGATGAAGCGAACAGAGAGACCGCGTAATGGCAATTAATATCCCGATCATTTCAGAGTTTGACGGCAAAGGGATTAAGAAGGCTATTGCCCAATTTAAGCAGCTTGAAACCACAGGCGAAAAAGCCCAGTTTGCTATAAAAAAGGCGGCTATACCGGCAGCTGCCGCGCTTGGTGGTTTGGCTGTTGCTTTGGGCGACGCAACCAAGGCTGCAATGGAAGATCAGCAGGAGCAGGCGGCGTTAGCGCTTACTTTGCAGAATGTGACTGGCGCGGGTGCTGCACAGACCGCACAGATTGAAGATCAGATCAGCGCAATGTCTCGAGCGTCTGGTATTGCTGACACCGAGTATCGCAAGAGCCTTGAAGCTTTAGTGCGCGGTACAAAAGATGTTGATCTTGCCATGAAGGATATGAACCTTGTCATGGACATCAGCACAGCGTTGCAGATGGATTCCAGCACCGTTGCTGACGCGCTTGCCAAGGCATACCAGGGCAACTTCAAGGCGCTTCGAGGGTTGACTCCAGAGATGGCAACAATGATTAAAGAAGGCGCAAGCCTTAACGAAGTCATGGACGTGCTGGGCGGGACATTTGGCGGAGCAACCGCAAACGCGGCAGACACCGCTGCAGGCAAAATGAAAATCTTGTCTAATTCCATCGGCGAAACCAAAGAGTCAATCGGCGCCGCGCTCTTGCCAGTAGTTGAGGCCGTGCTCCCAATACTTAACAAATTTGCTATGTGGGCACAAGACAACCCACAAGCATTCCTAGCAATTGCTGGCGCTATCGGAGCAGTAGCCGCCGCAATCGTTGTCACCAACATCGCCATGGCGCTCAACCCGTTTGCCCTGATCGCTGCCGGCATCGCGTTACTCGTCGTGGCGCTTGTAACCGCGTACAACAAGTTTGAATGGTTTCGTGACGGCATAAAAGCAATTGTCAACACGGTGATCGGATTCTTTACTGGAATGGTCAACGCTGCAATCGGCGCGGTTAACGCAATCGTGAGCGCGTACAACTCAATTCCGTTGTTGCCTGATTTGCCTAAAGTGCCGAACTTGCCTGTGCCACAAATTGGCGGAACACCAACACAAGCTGCAGGTCGTTTAGGTCTGCCACGTATGGCCGAGGGTGGCATTGTGTCGAGTCCTACGCTTGCCTTGATCGGTGAGGCTGGCCCAGAGGCAGTCGTGCCATTAGATCGCATGCAAACAGGCGGCGGAATAACTATCAACGTGACAGGCGGTTTGGCTACAAGCGCCGAGATCGGTG